GCATAGAAAGAAATCTTTAAAAAATTTATCTTATAGTCAAAGTTCTATACATAATATAATTAAAGATTTTATTCCTAAAAGACTATTTGAAAAACCAGTAGTTAGGTCACAGTCTAGAAAACATACTGAAAAACACATGGTTAAGATCATTGTTTTAGATAATAATGCTTATTGGGTAAAAGATAATATTTTTTATACCGCCAAAACAAAAAATGGCAGCATTGTTGATGAAACTGTAAGGCCTGTTGACATAGAAAATATGCCCAAAAAAGAACTTGACAAAATGCTTTTTATATTGGATAATTTAGGTAGGGGGAAAAACAATGATAGTAGTAGTTCAGGGAACGAGTGACTTTAACGATTATAATGTGTTCATTCGTGCCATGGGCGTCGCCCTGTCTGGCATGAAAGAAGATGATAAAGAGTTCCATATCTATTCTGCTGGTCCAGCAAGAATTAATTCTATGGTGTCAGAATTTTGTAATCTTTCAGAACGTGGCATGAAGGCTCGTGGAATGAAGATAAAGAACTATAAAGTACCTGCTTCTTGGGTGATAGAGAATATGGAGTATGTAAATTACTTTGCATTCTTAAGTAAGCCTAAGCAACCAGTTTCTAAACTTGTTGCAGAAGCAGAATTAAAAAATATTGAAGTCGGAATTTTTAGGTTTTAGGAGAAACATGATTATTAATAATTTAGAGAGAATGGAAAAGATCGTTGCTCGTAATAACAACCTTTCTTGGGTTGGTTGGGATGTAGCAGATCGTAAACGTTCTGAATCAGGTCGTACTGCCGTTAATGGGGTTAGAGTAAATGGAGTCTGGTATCTTCAGCGCATTTATCCAGTTACCCGCAACGGATGGGATATTCCAAACAAGTATAAGGGATAGGTCATGAAGCAGCATTTATGGAAAGATAATGCTGAATGTCTTGGATCTGATACAAACATTTATTTTGATATCTATGAAGAAAATATAGAGTCAAGAGAGTTTGTAGATTCTCTTTGTAGGACGTGCCCAGTAGCAAGACAATGTTTTGCTGTAGGTGTGTCTGGTAAAGAATGGGGCGTTTGGGGCGGTATTTATCTGGAGTCTGGAGAAATATCAAAAGAGTTTAACAGTCATAAGACTAAAAAAGATTGGTCTTACACTTGGCAAGCAATAACAACGGAGCAATAATGTATACAGATGCTATGCGTAAAGCCTTTCATTCTATTCGTGCACCACAAAATTTTGGGGTAAATCTTATTGACAATGATGCCTTTCTTACTATAAAATTAGATGAGAAGTCTTTTGTTAGTATGACTCATGATGAAAAACTACAGGCAGTTAAGTATGTAGCAATGGTTAAAAAGGCTTTAGAAATGGAAGGTGCAATAGTGTTAGTTACGAGAGAGCCATTACAATAATGCAAACTTTTTTACCGTCTTCAAATCCAGTTACTACAGCACGTTGGCTTGATAACAAGCGTCTTAATAAACAAATATTAGAGTGTTATCAAATACTAAATGTGTTGTCTGGCAAGTCTCCGACAGGAGGATGGCGTAATCACCCAGCAGTGCTTATGTGGAAGGGCTACGAACGTGGCCTATGGCAGTATGTACAGGCAATGGTACGTGAAGCAAAGTTGCGGGGTATTCGTACGGAAAACAATGAGGCTAATCTTAATAGACTAAAAGATCTTTGTTGGGATCAGTGGGGAGATAATAAGCCATCATTCTGGAATGACACTAATAAACTCATGCGTTTAATTACTACACACAAGGCTAATCTTTTTGATAAAGATCCTATGTATTATGCAAGTTTTGGTTATGCTAAACATAGTCTTTATAATCAGCCATGCTGCAGTACCTGCAAATATTACTGGGTAACACACGAAAACAGATGAGCATATTTATATCTATAGCAAGTTATCGTGATCCTGAATTAACTAGGACTATTAAATCTGCTATTGATAATGCTGCTAAACCAAACGAACTATACTTTGGAATAGTGATACAAGATTTTGATAGAGATATACCAGACCTGTCTTGGGTAAAAAATCTTAGCACTATTGTTATGCACCCGAAAGAAGCAAGAGGCGCAGGATTTGCTAGGTCAAAAGCAATGACTCTCTATTCTGGACAAGAGTATTATCTTCAAATTGATTCGCATACAATATTTGAAAAGAATTGGGACATAATGTGTATCAATCAATTACAGAAGGCTCAAGAAATTGCTAAAAATAAAAAGATAATTCTTTCTCATTTCCCTCCAGCATTTCATGTTGAAAGCAATAATAAAATTAGTTATATTACAAAAGATAAAGACAAACCACCATATGCTACAAAACAAGTTCCTACTTTAAACAGAAGGAATGAGTGGACAGCAAAAAGACTAGAACTATCCGATACTAAAAAATCTATGCCAGAACTGTCTACTACTATCCTTGCTGGATTTGTATTTACTATTGGGAGCATAGTTGAAGAGATACCGTATGATCCAGAGATATCATTCTTTGGTGAAGAGATTTGTTTTGCTATGAGGGCATGGACAAGAGGATGGGATATCTATTCTCCTTGTGTAACAATTGTTCATCATTTTTATCACCGTGGAAATTATAAAAAGATTTGGAAAGATCGTAATATTAGAAAAATATCGTGGAAAGAATTAGAGCAAATATCTAAAGATAGGCAGATGCGTGTTCTGTGCGGTATAGAAAAAGGCATATTTGGTGCTGGTAACTATAGACACCTAAAGGCATACGAGAAATTAATAGGATTTGATTTTAAGAAAATGTATGGTTTGACAAACTCAGATAATGAGAGTACAATAGTACTGAGAGAAAAGAGTTAGTATGGAAATCGCTCTGGTCGTTTTAAGTGTCATGTCTGTATCATTTTTAATAGCATATCTTATGATTTCACACAAACTAAATGCAGTTAGTAAAGGGTTTGCTCAATTATTTATTGCTTATGATACTCTTAAAGAAACAATTGATGGTAAAGCAACAAAGACAGAAGAAGATATCCATAAAGAAAACTTTATAAAGTTCTTATCTGACTCACGTGACTGGGCTTTTGATTATATTGAAGATGTTCAAAAAGGACTGTCTAAGTTTATAAAAGAGGTAGAGCCACAACTAGAATATTATAATCAATATGGAGTTGTAATTGAGGGCATAACCCCTCCACATGATTTTGCTTTAAAGAAAATATCAAAAGAGTTTCAGGAATTAAAGAAACTGCTTCCAGAGGAAACAGATGATAGACGCTAGGGGAATCCCTACCTGTACTTGCCCAAATTGTGGAGGTACTTTATTTAGAGCATTAGTTTCATTTGATCCAGAAACATATACAGTTGGAATGTACCATTTAGATATTCAATGCCATGAGTGTGGTGCTTTGGCTACCGCACCAACACCTTTGGATAATCCTGAAGGTGATCCAGATGCCAACGATAAGGGGGAAAAGTTTTGAAAGAAATATTTTTATCAACATTAACAGGTTTTGGATGTGGCGTAGTATTCGCAGCATTCAAATTGCCAGTTCCAGCACCGCCAGTATTCTCAGGGGTGGCAGGAATTATCGGTCTTTGGGCTGGCTATGCTATACTAATTAAGGTTCTATCCTAGGAGGAAAAAATGGAACTAAGTAAGAAACACAAAGCAATGCTTGCATCATATGGTCGTTCAATCGTTGGTGCAGTAGCAGCATTATATGTTGCTGGAGTAACAGATCCAAAAGATCTATGGGCAGCACTTGTTGGTGCGCTTATCCCAGTAGCAGCACGTGCAGTCAATCCAAACGATCCAGCATTTGGTCGTTTGCCAAAAGCATCTGTTGTTGAAGAGGCTCTTAAGGCTGCAAAGCCAAAAAAGAAGGCTGCAAAGTAATTTAGTTAATCATAATAGGGCGGGTCTAGAAATAGGCTCGCCTTATTTATTTATAATATCAAGATATTTATCTTTTAAATTTTCCATAGCAAAGTTCTTAAATCCTATTTCAATTGCTTGTTCTTTTAATTCAGTTTTTTTTCTGCTTTGCATATAGTTATCAACTATCTTTGCTAATCTTCTTGGATCAGCATTATAAACATCAATATGCGTTCTTGCTCTAAAGTGGTCATGTTTTTCTGCATTTACTAGCCATTCTTTAGGAAGAATAGTATTATTAGGAGATATATCTGTCATAAACACAGGCAACCCACTTATCAATGCTTCGTTCATTGGAAGGCATAGCCCTGCATACCTGCGTGGCAAAATCATGCCGTCATAGCCAGAGTAAAGATCTTGCCTATTTTCTGGATTACCAACAACTATCTTTAGTCTAGAGTCTATGTTAACAATATTAAGTTCTTGCTGAGTAGTTATAACAAGTTCGTAATCTGCTTTAGAATATCTAAGCATATCTATTACACTGTGTGTTCCATTGCGATCCTTCATCGCTGGTTTACCCGCAACATGCAATAACCTGCCATGATTTTTTGATAGATTAATTTTTCTTACTTCATCAAATACAGCAGTATTGGTTGGTGGCGGTAGATGTAATAATTTAGTCTTACCCTCAGAGATTTCAACAACATGATCATAATTCCATAGGCTAGGGGCTAACATAATATCTGGAAAAGGCAATTTAGTATTGTGTAGATATTCTAAAAATTCATAATTATATTGAAGAATTGTTTTAACTCCCCTGCGTTTTGCAAGTTCGACAAAACTATTATTATAAAATGTTTCACAAGTTAATACAACATCTACGCTGCGAATAAATGGCTCAAGGTCACCAGTTCTAGGAAGCCCACGAACATGAAAACAATTATATCCCTTATACCATTCAGGATGCTGCTTATTTTTGTTAAAGTTAAGAGAGTTAACAAGCATAATGCTATTAGGATTAAGCATAGTTACAAGATCTCTAGTTTGATTACCAAGACCAGTATTATCAGAACGGGCTATAATTCCAAGTTTCACTTTTCACCATTTTCAAAAAATCCAGATTCTTTTAGTTCTTGCTTAACTTGTTCAACAGTTTTATACTGCCAATGCTGATCATCAATTGTAAATTTTTGAGTACTTTGTCTGCCATCTAAATGAGTGACACGGCTCATGTTTTTTCCATTATCTGGATGATAGATAAACATTTTATGTGCTTCCCAATTTCTAATTTTGAACTCATAATTTTCTTCTTTAATAAATCTTTTATTTGGTAAGTATTCGCAATCAGTTTGAACTTTTCCGTAAATCTCATCTTCAATATATTTTTTGTCTGCAATATTTGGCAAAACAAATTTTCTGTAATATTCTGTTAAAGCCAAATGTGGGTTTTGACTCCACTGAACAGTCTTTAAAAATATATCTTCTTGTCCACACATAAGATGCTCATGCTCTACAGGAACTTCTTCTCTCAAATAAAAGCGCACAATATTTGCATTATTGTTGCCAATCAAATCAAAACACTTTTGCCATTCTATGGGTCTATCTGTTCTTAGTGGTAGATCTCCCTCTATGTATAAAATTAAAGATGTTTCTACAAAACTGATTGTTTTTTTCATCATTGTACTTTGGTGACTGTGAGTATCAAAAATAATTGGTAGCACATTTTTCCATTTATGCAAACATTTCCACAAAACCCTATTCTTGTACTCATCATATTCATCTTTATACTGCTCATGTTCTTTTCTTAAACCATCTATTTGCAAAGTAATTTCATTATTTGGAAAATGAAATCTTGTATTATTAATAGTT